ACTGCTCGACGTGCTACGTGCGTTTCCACACGGAGGGCGGTTTCAGTGGCTCTCATGATTCAACACATCTTTGCGAATAGCCAAAACATTGAGAGCAACGCGGACAAAGCGCTCGCAATGAGAGTCGGCGTCGAAAAGATACAAAGTGCGTGCTTTGATCTGATCCGGGTAAACAAGGAGTGGAAATACGACTCCGTAATTTCCAGCCTCGATTTTTCTGTGACGCCCTCGACCTTCATTGCTGCAGGATCAGCCTTTCTTTTTAGCACTCAAACCTACGGTTTGGATCTAGTGGCATCGTCGATGTGGTCGGCACTCGCATCATCGATAACATTCGCTCCTGGAATCGGGAGAAGAATAGTCGAGAAAAAGAAGAATCCCTATAGGTACGCCGCTCTGGCTCACAGGGAGCTACGTTTCTGATTTGCGTGCTTTTTGCCACATCCAGTCGGCTACGATGGATAGCGGGATCATCAGCAGCCACCATGCTGGGACAGCACCTGTCAGAACCAGGGCAGACACGTAGCCATACGCCCAAGAAGGTCCGTGGTACAAAATTCTGTGGCAACTTGTAGAATCAATTCGCGTGTTTTTCATATATCCTCTCACACGTCAGTCCCGCGATCCTGGCTCTGTCTGCATATTCAGCCAGCTGTCCAGCTGCTTCGACAGCCCTGCCGAGCACGTGGGCAAGCATATCGACGGAGCTTCCGGTTGACGGGCCTCCATCGGCAAGGGTGGGATCTCTGGTGCTGGCGTCGGCAACCATCTGATCGATTCGGTTGCGCAGCCGCTGGCCAGCAGCACGAGCGGCAGTAGCATCAGCCTGGGCAGACTGAGCCAGTTTTTGAGCGGTTTCACGTGCTTTCTCCAGTTCTGCAATTCGACGGGCTTCGATTGATCGCAGATCCGCCATCGCTGCGGCCGATGCGACAGCATGTGCTTCCATGATCGCGGCATGCTCAGAGCGAATATCAGCAATCCTCGCCTCATACCGCCAGCCCTGCGCTGTCCACGCTGCGCCGGCTGCGGTCGCTGCCGTGAGCGCCAGCGCGATAGCACCAGTTTTGATGGAAATCATGCAAAGTTTCCTTTTTGCATAAGCAAATGTTGGTTTTCATAAATGCCAGGCGCGAATTACTTGATTTCGATGCTCAGAACACCCGGGACGGTTTTGAGCAGATGATTGAGCGCCACTCGACTTTGCAAGACAGCCGGTTGTCCGTAGAGATGCCCGCGCGACGATCCCACCAGAATGCAGCCGTCGACGTCAGACCTGAGCCCTTTGTTGCGATCGCCAGCCACGTTGCCGGCATGAATCAGGATCTCGCTGCGACCGGGAACGTCCTGCAGCCAGACTGTTTTGCCAAATTTCGGCGAGTTGTGAAGCAATGCCACATACCTCCCGGGCGGTATGCAAGAAATCCGTCGTTCGTTTTTTCTCCATGGCAATTCAAGCGTGTGGCACACGAAGCCGCTCGTAGTCGTCAGCCAGCCAAAGGTGCCTGCATCGGTGCTCTGTTCGCGCACGATCTTTATGTCTGCTGTTTGTGGCGTGTGTGTGTGCATTGGGGTCTCATCGATTTGTGATGATGATTGGTCAGGTGAACGCTGCGGCTCATGCCTGGCTGAATTGAGCAGACTCTTGATCCAGGTGCAGATCATCGTGGCCACCCAGGGCGTTTTGCAGGAGACGGTGCGTCAGAAGATCTCTTGTCCATGCGAGACTCATATCGGTGCCACCGCCATGTCTTGATGATTGTCCCGGCTGAGAAGATTGACATACCGATCGCACCGAACACGATCTCTGGCGACACATACCCGTAGTCGTGAATCAGAAATGCTTCCCACGTCGCCCAGAGCGAAACGCCTGCGAGGCCTACTTTCTGCAAGAGTGTGCCGGCATAGCAAGGCGAAACCGCCCCGGCTGCGCATGAGAGCGCGACAAAGGCAAGCAAGGCCATCACGAGAAGATCATCGATCATCTTTTGGCAACCCCAGCTTGTGACGAATCACATCGCGAATCAGAACGCCCAGTGCCAGGTCGTTCCAGGCACGAAACATGCCGTCGACAATCGTGATCCCGAAGAGCCCTGTCGACATGTAGATCACCGGCTCTGGAATACCCGTCAGATGAATCAGCCACGGCCCAACAATGATGGCGGTACCAAACCCCCCGACAATCATCGTGGTTTTGGCTACCCATGAGCCATTGAGCCACTTGAGCGCAAGCACAGCTCCGAAGAAGGCTGGCCAAAACCTGGCGAGCGCTGTTGTTATGTCGTCTATCATCCCGGTCCCATAAAAACCCACTCACTGGGCGTAAAAAAACCCGCCGTAGCGGGTTGCATCGAGTAGCATCGAGATCGGTATCCACGCCGCCGCCCCCAATGCGCCGCCACCAATCGTTGCGTACAGATCGTCGATATCTGACACTCCGCGCCCGAGCCATCGATCCCAAAGAGCTTCTTTAGCAACACCGACCGCCGTGGCGGCAGTCAGCCCGACAAGCGCAGACGTAAGCGCGTCAAGATCGCGGCTGAATGCGAGCGCGACCATCGCTGCGATCAGTGCGCCGCCGATGAAGTGTTTGATCAGGTCGGGTCTCATAGTCCCACCATTCGCTGTAGTCCGTAGAGGGTGTGGATTGTTTTGAATGCCATTTTCAGGGCCTATTTATTAATCAGTAGTCGCCGAATAGATCGACGACTCTCGCAGATACATTGGATGTCAATTCTCTGCCAGGCTTTAGCCCGCTCACGATTAGCGCAGCTGGCAAATCGACCGGTACATTTCCTGGCACTTCATCTAGATAATTCGTCCCATCGAAGAATTTTGCGGTCACGCTAATTTCCCCCAAAAAATCAGCCCCACCGTTCGCCTTTTGCTGCCCCATCACTACGAGTCGTCTTTTTAATGTCCCGCCCTGAAATCCAGTCACGATTGCGACTCGACCAGATACTTTTGATCTGTATGATATGTGTCCTTCTGGGTTCGGATTTGCTGTCACAAAAAAATCAAAATCGATACCGACTTTTTTTGTATCGATTGCGGCAGCGCCAGAAGAAAATACTGCAACGCTAGTCAGAGATGTAACGCGTTTAGGATCGAATAGATTGGAAAGATTTGGCGGGAATCTCCCAAACCCCCCGGAAAGCGAAAATTGATTATTTGTGATGTCAAAAACAACATATCGAGAGAGTATTGCGGTGTCTGTAATTAGGCTTATCTCTGACGCCTGATCTGCCGTAGACCCCCACTCGACTAGTCTATTTGTGTCAATAGCTCCCCAATTTCCGGTGACAATTAAAACATTAGGTATGGAAAAAAGTCGGACTAAGCATGATATTTGAGTCCCGCCGCGCGTATCGACACTAAAAGTCGCAGAATTCGTCAATCTCACAACCTTCGGCACTCTCGGATATGTGAGACTGGCACTTGCGAAATTATTTATCATCGTACAAGAACCGGGTTCCCCACCGAATCGGACTTTGCTCACGTCAAGATACCGACCATAGTTATTGATCCATGCCACCTCGTTGCCGCTGTGAGGGATAGGAACACCGAGGACATTATCAATAGTGAGATGAGCCCGATTCGTGATCGTGGCGTCCCTATCTTCGGTAAGCGGTCCTTGGGATATCCAGCCGTCCCTCAAAATCGTCTGGTCACCATTAAAAACATCCAGCAAATGCGGCACTCTATCTGATTTAAAATTGCGTATCGTGACTATAGCTGACTGACACTCCACTCGCATCGCATGGTCGCCGCCTGAAAACCGCACGCCTGATATCTGAATAACCGTTTGATCCAGATTTNGATTTTTTATTTCCAAGCAATGGCTAACGCCGCGAAAGTGCAATCCACCAAAATCCGCTTGATATAAAGTGGTCGATGTGATCAAGTACGTCCCGTGCGGCTCGTCCCACGTCGGGTGTCGATCAAAGAGTACACCGGATAGTCTCAGATCAAGGTATGAAGGTAGCACAAGCGGCTTGCTCAGCAGTGACCGGCCAGAAATCGAATCGATTACCGCAGGCGCAGAAAAAGCGATGGTCCCCCCGCCTCCAGTTGATGGTGATCCCGCGATTTTGAGCGTCCTATGCGCATATTCGGTGAAAAAATCTTTCCACGCTTGCCAGTCGTCGGTGGCTCCATCAGCTTTAATCCCAAAGTCCCGAATGCTTATCGTGTCTCGTCCGCGGGACTGCAAGCTGCGCGACACAGTTCCTGATCCGGACTGCAAAAATGTCACGAGATTCGACCCGGCATTGCTCTCAAGCTCTTGCCGAAGCACCGCATCACCAACGCTCACCAGTGCGCCGCCTTCGGGAAGCCCTGCGCCGGTGGTCGTGTACGGCAGCACAGTGGTGCCAGACAGACGCCAGAATTCTCCGTCTGCGTCTCTGACGATCTGGTTGTACTCGGTGATCGTGATACCTGCTGCGTAGTCCTCGATTGCGCCGCCAGTGCCGGTGCCGGTGTAGCCGCTTGCGGCGATGAAGGCATTGAATCGCGCTTGCTTGTCGGATTGAGACGCAAAAAATGCGCTCTCACGCGAGGACTGGTCGGCGCTGAACTGACTTTCGCGGGATGACTGGGCTGCGTTGAAATCCAAAGTCTGGCCTGCCATCGTCTTGCGCGTATTTCCAAATCTGTCCGTCCAGGTCGGGTTATCCGAGTTGATGGCCTGATCGAGGTTCTTGGTGTTGTCCTCTCTGTCGCGCGGATCTCCGCTGCCAATCGGATTGCCGGTGTTGTTTCTGCTCATATCTGTCGCCCATTAAAAAAAGCCACCCGAAGGTGGCTGTATTGAGTGCTGGTTGTTTATGCGGGTGCGTTGTTGTCGTCTGCGTAGACTCTTGGGTCGTAATTCACGGCAGTCACACTGACCCGCCCATCTCCTGGCGAAATATCGGTGATCAGCGCCGGAAATGCCCATCTCTCGGTGGTACCGAAGTACACGTGTGGCGGCTCTTGGGAGAGGCTGATCACGGGCCACGGCGTCGGGACATCTGCAATCACGCTGTAATCGTCTGGACCCGGAGCGGCCGCAAATGGCCCGGCAACCGTCCCGTCAGGCCTTCGATACGCAACAACATGTGACTCACCCTCAGTCCACACCAGTGGCTCAGAGACTCGGATTAGCGCATCGCCACCGCTGGCTGTGATCGAGTGCAAGATCGCTGACTGCCCATATCCCGGGATGTCATCCACCAGCGGAACGTAAGACAGGTATCCGCTATTCAAAGCATCCAGCTCGGTCTCAAGCCCGTAAGTCCAGCGCCGGTACCGCATCTCGCGCCGGATACGCATGCCGATGCGCCAGGCTCTCGTTCTATCGGTCACGCCGTTGAGCTTGACCTTACGCAGCTTGAATCCATTGTCACCGGGCAGCAGGCACACGACCGTCTCTTTGGTAAACGTCAGACCGTCGATGTACTCGACCTCGACACCGTCGTGATCGTCCACGCGACGTGTGCGGAAGCTGCGCTTCAGTGGCCCAGTGATGTTCTGTAGCGAATACCCTTGCTCGAATGACGTCCTGACGTCATCACGCACCGGCTTGATGAGTCCGTCATCGATCGTCAGCTCAGCCATGCCAGCGTTAAATGACGTATCCAGCGCTTCTTTGACCGTGGTCTCTTCAAAGACGTAATCCAGCGTCTCACCCCTGGCCACCCAGATGTCGTGCAGCCGCTCGAGCTCGTCCAGGCTGAGATTCGCGTCCGTGTAGCCGATGGTGGTGGCGATGTAGCGGGCAAAGGCGGATATATCCCTTGTGGCCACCGGTGCCGACCAGGTGCCGCCAGCCTGAAGTCTGGGCAACTTACGTGTCGCGATCACGTTGATCTGGCTCTCTGACTGCGCACCGATCCGGTTTCCGGATCTGACGTAGACCGCCATCGTGGTCCAGTTCGGGTAGCTGCTTCTTGCTGGCAGCAAGGAGCGCAAGCCGTAGAACGCCACCTTGTCCTGGATCTGCGTCGATGTAGATGTTGGTGCCGTACGCCTGACGCGGACCTCTGGTCGCATCGCGGCGAAGCTGATCCCCTGAGTGAATCCGATCTGATCGAGGGTCGCCTGAGTGTAGGTAAACGTCTGGCTGCTAAACGCGCCGCCGACGTCTTTATCACGGTATTGGACTTCGACGGTGACAGTGCGGGCAGCCAGACCGCCGCTATCAAGAATCTGCGCCAGCCCGCTCGAGAAGAAGAAGTCCAGCTCGAGCACCGTTGTCGTCTCATTTCCGGGTGTCGCTCCGAAAAGCGAGGTGAACGCCCCGTAGGCATTGCCGCCCACGTATGTGATCGACGCTGGCGCTTCAAAAGCCGGGAACGAGTACCCCGACAATGTCAGGAAGTCAGGACCCACGCCGCCAAGCGTGACCGTGACAGGACGCCTGAATGTCATCGTGTAGTCACCTTCGAGCACCACGATCTGCTCTGAAGGCACGCCAATCGGATCTTCATCAGTCGGCGGGATCCCGATCGTCCAGAGTTCGAGAGAGCCGACTCCCGCCCCATCCAGCGTGGCGTTGTAGACCTCGTAATCGCCAGACAGTCCCGCCCCCTCGACGTTGACGACAGTGCCGTCTGTCAGTGGCAGGATGTTACCGAAGTCACCGGAGAATCTGCTCTTGTACAGGACCAGTGATGCCGTGTAAGTCCCGGGACGATTGATGTCAATTTCCACTACTGTCCCCGGACCCCAGCCAGCAGGAAAGGTCTGGCTGTATCCAGAGGGTATGGCGATCGTCACACCCGAGAACTGGTAGCTCGGCGCCGGATCGTGGACTGTCGTCTGCATATCCACGCCCAGCTCAAGCCCCGCTGTGCCTGTTGACGTGCCGCCGACCTCGCTCACCGTGTGCCAGTGCTGGGCTGCTGTCACTGACGAGAGATCAGCGCCTGGCGGATAAATGCCGTAGCTGCCATCGGGCCCAAGCCCCGAGAATGGCGTGTCGCCAATCTTGACGTCCTCGACTGAATACTCACCTGGTCCGATGCAAGTGAGAAACTCGATCCACTGCTCGCGCGGCCCGTTCAGAAAATGCCGTCTTGGAGGCGTGAGGTAATCCGGGAATCGCTTGAAGCGCCCAGCCAGTTCTGGCACCACCTCGCCTAACCTCGCCTGGTTGGCACTCGCTGACGCCACATCAAGTCTTGCGCCCTGAGTCGTGTCGCGATTGGTCCCGCGCACACCGGGTCGCAGAAAGAAGCTTGCAGCGCTGAGAACGAGCGCAGCAACAACCGCCCACGTGATCGGATCGCCATTGGCAACCACGCGAATCTCGACCACGGAATCCGCCAGGGTGTGATCCCAGTCTGAAACAGGCACGGTCATGCCGCCCTTGATGGCGACGACTGGTTGATTGTCCCATGCGCGATAGTCGATCTTCACATGGTCGAACCACGCGCCAATCGTGCCTGACCATTCGTAGGTCTCAATTGGCTCGCCGGGAAGCGTCGAGGGATAGACTTCAATCGTCATAGAAAACAACCTTGGTGTAGCGTCAATCAGCTCTGGCAGCAAAGCGACCCAAGTGGCTTCGAACCAATGCCTGGAGCTCCAGCATCAGCGCTTCACATTCATCCGAAATGGCAGGGTTCATGAATGCCCACACAAGAATAGACAGAGGCTTGCCTTGTTGGTCCACTTTTCTTCTATAGTCATGCAGCGCCTCCATGTATGCGTCGCGCAAGGCCAACCTTGTTTCACGAAGTTTTGCGACCATTTCTGTCGATAGATATATTGAGTTGCGCATCATGTACTGATTGAATCTAGCGGCAACCATCTCCGTCTCTTTGCAAAATTGGTCTGCCAGTTCCTCTTTATTTGTGAAAGCGCTCTCAATTGTCTTGTTGACGGACTCTCGATATTCGCAAACGAGGGCGTAGGCTCCCTCGAGCGCAGATGCAACCTTCTCGTCATAACGAGTGAAGCTCACCTGATGCTCGTAAGCCAGAATTCGATTCTTGGCCTCTATGCTTGAGAGCCTTGCATTGAAGGAGTGCTCAATCCATTTCTTAGACAGAAAAACGACTAGACCGCTCGAAAGGGCTGAGGTCATGAGCACAGCTATCAAAGTATTAATATCCATCGACTTGGTTCCAAAAGAGACAGGGGCGGGAGTTTTCTCAAACGATTGTGAGCCTCACTAATCGTTGTAGTAAAGAACTCTTGTATATCGTCTGGCAAACTTTCTGATCGGCGTGAGAGCTGGACCTGTGCTTTGCATCGTCTCGAGGATCCACAGTCGGCCGTCAGCTTCGACCACCAACCCGACATGAACGCACAATCTTGCCTGCCAGCCCGTGGCAATCGCCCCCGGTGTCGGATCAACCTCGCGGAACTTGCCGTCATCACGGGTCACGAGACAGGCTGTCGTGAGTGCGGGCTTGTCATCGGGCGAAATCCCGTCGTAGCTGGGCAAGAGGGGCTTGTTAAACAGGTCGACCCTGGCCAGCCTTACTAAACCCCAGCAATCCAGATCGACCGGCCCTCTGCCGCCCTTCCTGTACTTGGTCCTCAGATACTGGTTCACAGGTACTTCAACCCGGGTGCAGACTCGGCNGTATACCGCTCTCGCGGCCACGCAGAATTCAGCAGGTCGTAGAACGANGCNTCNAANTTGGCTTCCATGCCTTCGATCACGCCGCCAACAACAACCATGACNAGTGGAGCTCTGGCCGGNGTGGTCTTGTCNCTGGCCAGATACTCNCGNTAGACGATCTCCACCAGNTCGTCNTCTTCNANCGCGGCCTCGATGTACGCCTGCTCGGNCCCNTCCAGNCCNGCNACTGCNAANGNNAGATTCTGCTGGCCAGAAGTNTCACGCTTTGGCAGGGACACNGCNATCGGTGCTGCCTTGAACAAGTAATCGTCNCCATCNANNCCNAGCATGTGATCTTCAAAGCCACCACACACNCGGATCGGGTCTTTACCTGGCACGCGGATTTCAAGCGNAGGAATGATCACCTCGGNTGCTGGAGCGGAGGCGTAGACGGTTGCAATGATGGTCATAGGCACCAACAAAAAACCACCCGAAGGTGGTGTACAAAGGGAAACTATGGGCGACTTCTGAATAATGAAACGGAGACTCACATGGCAAATCTGCCAGCCTTTTGCGACAACTGCGGAACTGCGTTCAACTCCGGAATCGCCGGATCCGGCAGCTCCATGATCACCATCTCGAATTGCAAGGCCGGCCCATGCCCAGTCTGCGGATCAATGGGCACCATTCCAGACGGCACCTTCAACCTTCAAGAGCACCTGGTCACGCTCTTGTCTGGCCCGGCCCTCAAACTCATGAACGCTTCAT